AATTACAACAAGAGTTGGCTTCGAAAATCGTTATTGATACGATTAAGAAAATTAAAAATGTTACTATTGAAGGTGCTTTGTTTGTACAAGAGAAAGCACTTAAGTTCTGTAAACAACAAGAATTACAGAAGGTAATGAACAAGGCTCAAAAAATCATCGATGGTGGTGAATTTGAGAATTATGATAAAGTAGAACAACTAGTTAGAACTGCATTACAGGTTGGACAACGTGAAGACGGACAATCAGATGTATTCGCTAATTTAGATGACGTACTTAATGAAGACTATCGTCACCCAATTCCTATGGGAATACCAGGTATCGACAGACTTCTAAAAGGAGGGTTAGCAAAAGGGGAAATCGGTGTGGTATTGGCACCGACGGGTGTAGGTAAATCTACACTACTAACAAAAATTTCAAACCACGCATTTAACTTGGGTTACAACGTACTTCAAATCTTTTTTGAGGACAACCCAAAAATTATTCAAAGAAAACATTTCACATTATGGACGAAAATTCATCCAGATGAACTATCTTTGAAGAAAGATGAGGTTATGGCAAAAGTTCAGGACATTAAAACGAACATGACTAATAAACTTATCTTAAAAAAATTACCATCAGACACCATGTCTATGTTACAAATCAAAAACCAAATCAGAAAAATGATTGCTGATGGGGTGAAAGTTGACATGGTATTATTGGACTACATCGATTGTGTGGTTCCTGATAGAAACTTAGGTGATGAGTGGAAGTCTGAAGGGTCAGTAATGAGAGCGTTTGAGGCTATGTGTCACGAACTTGACTTAGTTGGGTGGACTGCGACACAAGGTAACAGACAATCAATCTCATCAGATGTTGTAACAACCGACCAAATGGGTGGTTCTATCAAGAAAGCACAAGTTGGTCACGTTATTATATCTGTGGCTAAATCTCTACAACAAAAAGAGATGAAGTTAGCAACAATCGCAATTACCAAGTCACGTATCGGGGATGATGGGGTTGTATTTGAAAACTGTAAATTCGACAACGGAATGTTGGAAATTGATACTGAAAGTTCAGTAACATTCTTAGGTCTTGAAGAACAGGTTGAAGAAAGAAATAGACAACGAATTAAAGATTTGTTGGATAGAAGAAAACAAAAAGAACAAACTAAAAAAGAAGAGAATAATAATAATTAATATGGAACCTATACTAAAAGAAAATCCAAACAGATTCGTAATCTTCCCAATTGAATATAACGATATTTGGGAATACTACAAACAACATCAAGCTGCGTTTTGGACGGCAGAAGAAATCGACCTTACAAATGATATTCGTGATTGGGAGAATCTTTCAGATAACGAAAGATATTTCATTAAAAATATTTTATCGTTCTTCGCGGCATCTGATGGTATCGTAAATGAGAATTTGGCCGAGAACTTCTTGAAAGAAGTACAATATGCTGAGGCTAAGTTTTTCTACGGATTCCAATTGATGATGGAAAATATTCACTCATTAATGTATTCATTATTGATTGACACTTATGTATCAAATCCTGAAGAAAAAGACGAATGTTTTAATGCAATTGAAAGACTACCTGCGGTTCAAAAGAAAGCTAAATGGGCTTTGGATTGGATTGAAAACGCATCTTTCCAAGAAAGGCTGGTAGCGTTCGCTGCGGTGGAAGGTATTTTCTTTTCAGGTTCATTCTGTTCTATCTTCTGGTTAAAATCACGTGGTATTATGCAAGGTTTGTGTAACGCAAACTCACTTATCTTTAAAGATGAGAACCTACACTGTGATTTTGCGATTCACTTATTGAATAATCACGTAGTTGAAAAACCAAGTGAAAAACGAATTAAAGAAATTTTATTATCTGCATTGGAGATTGAAAAAGAATTCATCACTGAATCATTACCAGTTTCATTAATCGGTATGAACTCAAACTTAATGAAACAATATCTTGAGTTTGTTGTTGACGGATTGTTAGTTAAGTTTGGTTGTAAGAAAGAATTTAACGTTGAACAACCATTCAAGTTTATGGAACAAATTGCGGTTGAAACTAAAGGTAACTTCTTTGAATCAAGAACGGTAGAGTACCAAAAAGCAAAATTGAACGAAACATTGTCATTTACTGACGATTTCTAATTTTAAAATTATATAATATGTCATTAAAGATTAAAAAAAGAAGTGGGGAGGAAGTGTCCTTTAACCCCCAAAAGATTTATAACAGAGTTAAAAGAGCTGCGAAAGGACTTACAGTTAATGCTGATGAGATTTTTATCAAGGTTATCACTTCAGTACCAACCGAAGGGTTAATCACGACCAAAGAATTAGATAAACTGGTTAATGAAATTGCTGCGTCTTACACTGGTAGTCACCATGACTACTCTCGTTTAGCGTCATCAGTGGCTATCTCATCGTATCATAAAGAAACTAATGCTAGTTTTTCTGAAACTATGAAAGTTTTATATGATGATGGTATTATTAACGATATTCTAATCGCGACTATTGAGAAGTACGGTTCTGAAAATATTGATAACGTTATTAATCATGAGAATGATTATAATTTTGACTATTTCGCTTGGCGTTCACTCCAAGAGATGTATTTGTTAAAAAGACCTAACGGTGTTGCGATTGAAAGACCACAACACATGTACATGAGAGTTGCTCTTTGGGTTACAAGAACATTTGAAGATGCGGTTGAATATTATAATTCACTATCACAACAACTTATTTCACCTGCAACACCTATCATGATTAACTCAGGTACAAAGACACCTCAGTTAGCGTCATGTGTGTTACATTACAACAATGCTGACTCAAGAGACGGTCTTTTGGGTACTATGAGAGACATCTCAACGTTCTCTTCAGATGCTGCGGGTATCGGATTGTCAATGTCTAACATCCGTAGTAAAGAAAGTCGTATTAGTTCTTCAGGTGGATATGCTGGTGGTTTATTAAAGTACTTGAAAATTGTTAATGAATCCTTGAGATTCTTTAATCAACAAGGTCGTAGACCTGGTAGCGCCGCTATTTATCTTGAACCATGGCACAAAGATATCTTTGACCTATTGGATATCAAAAAGAATACGGGTGCTGAGGAACTTAGAGCTCGTGACTTATTCACGGCACTATGGTTACCTGATAACTTCATGAGAGCGGTTGAAAACAACTCTGATTGGTATCTTTTCTGCCCTAACGACATCATCAAAGCGGGTATTAAACCATTACAAGAATCTTATGGTGATGAGTACGAATCTAACTACAATAGAGCGGTTTCATTGGGTTTAGGTAAGAAGGTTAAGGCTCAAGAAATTTGGACTAAAATTATCGAATCTCAAGTTGAGACTGGTGTTCCTTATTTATTGGCAAAAGATAATGTTAATAGTAAAAGTAACCATCAAAACATTGGTGTTGTTAAGCAATCTAACTTATGTGCTGAGATTATTCAGTATACTGATGAGGAAACAACTGCGATTTGTACACTTTCATCTATGGTTCTTAAAAACTTTATCCGTGATGGTAAATTCGATTTCAAATTGCTACACGATGAAACAAGAAAAGTTGTTAGAGCATTGAATAAAGTTATTGATGTTAACAACTACTCCACTGAAAAAGGTAGAAAAGGTGGTTTGGAACAAAGAGCTATTGCAATTGGTACCCAAGGATTAGCTGACGTATTTTATTTGATGGATTATATTTTTACATCAGAGGAGGCTCGTCAATTAAATAAGGATATCTTTGAAACTATCTACTACGCGGCGATTAGTGAAAGTAATGAATTGTGTAGAACTGAACAATACCAACCTTACAAGTTCTTTGAAGGTTCACCAATGTCTAAAGGAGAATTCCAATTTGATATGTGGGGATTAAAGGATGATGATTTATCAGGATTTTGGGATTGGACTGAGTTGAAGAAGAGTGTTGCTAAATGGGGTGTTTGTAATTCATTATTTACCGCTCAAATGCCTGTAGCATCTTCAGCTAAGATTACAGGTTCATTTGAAATGACTGAACCAGCACACTCGGCTTTATTTAACCGTCGTGTTGTTGGTGGTGAAATTATGATTGTTAACAAATACTTAATTAATGATTTTGAGAAATTGGGTATTTGGTGTGAGGACTTGAAAAATGAAATAATTATGAACGAAGGTTCTATCCAAAACATCAACTTTAACAATTATCTTGACCCTGAAGAAAAAACTTACAACAAGAAAGTTAAAAGAATTGAACACTTAATTCCTAAGTACAAAACTATTTGGGAAATTTCACAAAGAGAGTTGATTGATATGGCGGCAGACCGAGCACCTTTCATTGACCAAACACAATCGATGAATATCTATATGGGCAATCCAACATTGTCTAAAATTACATCGTCACATTTCCACTCTTGGAGAAAAGGTTTGAAGACTTTATGTTATTATGTGAGAACCAAAGCTATTTCAACAGGTGCTAAACACCTAGCACTTGATGTTTCAAAAGTTGGTCGACAAGCACCCAAAACAGAAACACCGACGGTCACATATACAAGTGAAACACAAAAACCTACGGATTCACAGTTTGAATGTTTTGGTTGTTCATCTTAAAAAAAATAATAATCACAAC